GATATTTTGGGCGATCCATCGTCGACTAAAAAAGTTTTCAGTTGCTCCGCCGGCAATATCAAATTTGGTCTTCCAGTGCTCCAATTCCTGTAATTCGGCAACCTTTGAGGGATTATTTAGCTTTAGTCTAAAACTAACTAAATCATCGCCGCGAAAGCCCAAAGTATAAAGGTGAATAATACCAATTTTTTCCAATTCCGCGATAACGGCGCGCTGTAGCCTTTGGATCGTTCTGGCAAAGCGAACGTCTTTTTGTGAAAGGGTGGTTTTGTCGTCCATTGTTTCGGAATCACTGCTCAAATAAGCGGGTGGAACCTTTAACGCGGCGAACATTTTGTCTCTCAAATATTTAACATCATCAATGTCACCAGTAAATTGGCCGCCTGGAAGGGTTTCAATTTTTGAAGCTTCGCCGCCACGAACTGGAATAAAGTAGTCCTCTTCTACCGAAAGAGGATTATATCTTAAATCTACGCGGCCCGTGTTTGCGTCGACCACTTGATTTCTTTTCATAGATGTAATCGTTTTCTGAATATAGGTCTCGACATCTTGTGGCGCGATATTTCCAACATCAATATAAAAAACTCGTCGCTCTGCAGAACGAACGATGCGATATGCCATCATTGCGTCCTCCATTAATACAAGCTGTCTCCATATTCTGCGGCCCGCGTCTAATACAGAAGTCCCATATGGGCTATATTTGTCATTACCTAGAATTCTGAAATGTGCAACTTGCCAATTTTCAAAAGTCATTCCGGCTGAATTCCACTGGTATTGTACATAATTCGGGTTTGTAGGGTCTTCGCCCTCCATCCTTTCGACCTCCCTAAGAGGAATGGGGATAACCGACTTAACGCCGATACGTTCATCTAAATCCAAATAAAGGATAAAGTCGCCGAACTTACACATAGAGCGGCACCATCCAAATAAATTGTGGTTTAAATTTAATACGTTTTCATACAGAGAGGCCAAAACTGCTTTGATTTCTTCATTGGGGCACTCAATGTGCATCATGGGGGAAAGCGCAGTGTGCGTAGTCATTTCATCGGCATAAATATCAAGAGCGGAGGCGATTTCGGGCATATATTCCATTTGTTCATAATCCACATATCGCTCAGCGCGGTTTTGTTGAGCCATAATTTTAGAATGCATCACGTCAAAAGGACTATATTCGGCGCGGCGGAATTGTTGTCCCGATGCGGATCGGAATTGAGTAGCGTATTTGTCTAGGGACGTTCTTCGAATCTTGCGATTCATTTGAGTACGCCAATTTACAATAGGGCCCGAAAATAGACGAGTTAAGCGCCTAAATAATTCAGATTGGGGATTGTTGGGGTTTTTTTTCTGATCTGCCATTTCTTATCCTTTAATTAACCAAGAGTATTTTTGGTAATCTTCTTTTGCTTGAAACAATTTTTCGTCCAATGCTTCTTTGCGGTTATATCCCTCCATTCCGGGGATTGCCGTATTAACTTTAGTATCAACCTTTATGATTGAATTCAAACACGCTTTCTTGTATTCTATTTCCCTTTTGTTGACCGTCAGGGCGGTATCCCGAACCCAGCAAGCGATTGCCAATGCCATAATTAAATCGTCATTGTATCCCCGCATGGCTTGGGGTTTGCCATTATGCCAAATAAAAGTCCGCAGTTCATTCGAAAAGCGAACCGAATATACTTTAATTAGTCTGTTCCGAATGAATTCTTCCAATTTTGCCACAATAAGTGGTCGGGTCTTAGACGAGGTAGTGAATCCTGCAACGGCGCTAGGGTGCGCTTCACCTTGGTGGCTGTCCACATATTCATGTGTGCTTTTAATGGAATAATATAAATTAGGATATTGTAAATCTGTCAATTTCTCAAGCACAGAAATTCCAATTCCTACATTTTCCACCACCAAAAGACAATTACCAAATTCTTTACCCGCCTGAGAGAGTACGTTGGCGTACATATCCAAGTTTGGTTTTCCTTGGTATTCAGCCACCACTTCCATTGTCTCTAGTTTGATTATATGGAAAACAGAAAAATCGGCTCCGTCGCCTCTTGCGACGTCCGCTACCAACAAATAAGAACAAGCAGCGTCATATTCTTCCCAAATCCACATATTTCTATCAAAACTGGTACGATGTTTCGGGTCGCAGACCATTTGATCAACCCAGGCGATGTCATCAGGATGAATGACGCTCTCGCCCGATGTATTGAAATTACATTCTAGCTCTTGTGCGATTTCGCGCCGGGACATATTTCTGGTCTCTTTATTAAACCAACTGTCGTCGCGGTCAGGATGAACTTCCCAAGATAATCTGATGGGATGAAAGTCGTTTGTGCCTTCATCGGCTTCCGCATATGTTTTGTGAAACCAATTTCCCACACCGTTGGGAGTGCTCAAGGCTATCACGCGTCCACCAGTTGAAATAGTGGGATAAAGGCCGGCCCATAGTTCACTCAGATTCTCGACGTGTGCGGCCTCGTCTATAACAAGGAGCGAAAGAGCTTCGGATCGGCCGGCATCGCCAGATGTAGAGGCAGCCTGGAATTGTGATCCGTTAGAAAGTTCGAAAGAAGACCTGTTGTCAATGGATATTTCTGATATCACAATCCATTGAGGGAGATTTTTCAGAATTGCCTTTACCTTTTTTACCAAGTTAGAGGCGGTTTTAAATTTTGTCGCCATTACAAGGATATTTTTGTCCCTGTGAAACAACATCAGCCACACAATGTAGCCAGCTGCGATAGTGGAAATTCCCAACTGACGAGCTTTAAGGATTATGTTGAAGCGGTAATCATTAAAATCCTGGAGAAGATCGGCCTGATAAGGATAGGTCTTAAATGGTATTAATCCATCGATGGGATGAGATATTCTAGCGTAGTTGTCAATAAAGTAAACGGGATCTTTGCCGCATTTTAATATTTCAGCTACTATCTCTTTTTTGGAGAGTGTGTATGACATTTCTCTTTATTTGAAAGTCCCTTCTTTTAAGAATTTCTGGTATTTGACGTCGATTGGGTCTGTGATTGCTTCGCCCAAGGTTTCGACACCCTGCATACCGCCAATTTTGTATAGTTTGTGGCACATCACAAAGGTGCGTACTCGCGAAGTATTCTGAACGACGCACTTTGCTTCTCCTTGCGGGGCAAGACTCAAGTTGCTTCCAGTAATAACTTTAAATTCTTTCCTTAAGAAATCCGCGATGGCCTGGAGTCGGCTTTCACACTCTTCTTCAAAGCCCACCGCATAGACATCCGAGAGTCTAACATTTGCTTCATAGTTAATTTGAAGCATATCACCGATGATTTTTACACCAAAACCGTCAGAAACTCGACTGTCAATAATTGGGCACCCTTCTTCTCGGCTTAATCCTATTTTTTTTGCGTCTCCAGCCACGAAGCGTTCGTCATGCGCGCCGTCATAGGCGTTGGCCGCTGCTTGGTTGATACCTTGAATAATTTCTAATGTTGTTGCCATCTCTTATTTTCCTTTATGCCTCTACTTTTATTTGTGCCTTATTGATCGACCAGTTCGCCGTGAATATCCCAAACTTCTGGGCCGAACTGAGCCTTAACTCGCACTGCTTTTTCCAGAATTTTCCAAATAGCAGCCAGTGCTCTATCTGAAATTTTATATTCATCGTCGTCTAGGAGAATCTCTGCCATGCCCCTTCTAGAGCTGTTGGAATGTTCTTCGGCACTATCTACGCGGCTGCTATAGCCGGCATGATCCATCGCAGGCAATTTTTGCAGGCCGATGCGGCCGTCGTCGTCTTCGGCGACAACTGCTGCAATTTCTTCTTTAATGATTTTCTTTAATTGTTTTTTGGTTAATTTCATGATTTATTCCTTTTGTGAGGGCGCCAGCCGGCTTTCCATCGAGGCTCGCGACCTTCCACCCATTGTATGTAACATTTAAAACAACAACTAAATTTTGTCATATAAACGTCATCGCGCAATTCAAAAGAATATGAGTGACAAACCGGACAATTTCTATTGCTATCTTTATTAAATAGT